GTCTAATACTTTATCTTCTAAGTAATCACTAAATCCAGCCATATTGTCTCCTAATTATTATTCCAATAATAAATGTTTTTACCAGACTTGCCATAAGTTCTTCTTCTTTGCATTAGAGATCCTTTGCCAAACTCTGCTTTCTCTTGTTCCATTCTCATCTCTTCTAATGCTTTCTCAAATTGTGCTGTAAATAACGGCACTCTTTCATCTTCCATTAGATAGATAGAAGCGTGTTTTAAAGCACCATACAAGTAAGCATCTGGATATCCTGTGGATATAAAGTTCGTTGTATTAGAACTGCTTAGTGCATCTATAGTGCCATAGTATGTTAATTGTAGCGTATAACTTGAGTCAGGGGTAGGTGCTAACTCTAATGAGTTATCTACAATCGCATAGTAAATAGGTTGACCAGTAACATTATTATTAGCCTTTCTGTATACATCTAATGATTCTAAAGACTGTTGGAATAATGGTCTGAAGTCGTTTGATGTTATCTCTACATTGATTGCTTCTAACCAATCAGTTGGTAAGCTCATGTACTGTCCATCTGCTGTAGCAGTTGCACGTTTTACCATGTCTTTGTTTCTTAATCTTCTATTAAACTCTGATTCAGTTGCATCAATAAAGAAGTCAAGTTGATCTGTTAAATCAGACCTGTTTAAGAAGTTTCCAATATTAGTTTTTAATTCATCGTATGTCATACTTTACCTTTCCATGTTCTAAATGGTTTGTTATCTGAATGGTTTAGCCATTTCTTCCATTGTGCAGAATCTTGCGCCCATCCTTCTCGGACTGCTCTTTGATATACTACCATAGGTATTTCTGCAACATGGCGTAAATCTTTACCAGGCGTATATTCAGAAAGTGTTTTTACATAGTCTAATGTTGGCTGTATATCCTGTTTTGTATGATACACAACTTTATCATCTTCTGTTGCGAATACAGACTTATAACCTTTCTTGTGATCTATTAATGTAGTCTTTGCCATAGACAGATTTTAGCACAAAAAAAAGGGAAGCCGAAACTTCCCTTTAAGCTTATTGACTAAACTATGATACGTTTAAGTCAGCAACGATTCCGTGAGCAGCTTCGTTAGATACTTCTAACCCATACTCAACAACAATCATCTTAGTTTCAGCATCGCCTATTGTAGCAATATCAACAGTTTTAAAGTCTCTTAGGTAAGATACTTTAGCAAACTCTGGATCTACTAATAGTAATGATTCTTCTCTTGATCTGTTTGATGGAACGATTTTTAGTTCACCAAAGTCAGAAGAGTAAACAGATACTGAAGCTTCTACAGTATTTGCATCAATCATTTGTCTAGCTTGAGTTCTACCTGTGAAACCAGAAATAACTTGTTTGTTATGTGGTCCACAAATTGCCATTGAAGGCTCTCCGCCATTCTCAAAGCAAAGTTGTAGAGTATCTTTTAGTAGCTGTTCGCTTAAGTCTCTAAGAGTTCCGTCTGTTGGAGCTGCACCACCACCTGTTGAAGCACCACCAGCGCCTCTTGAGTCGTTAGATGTAATCCATGATTCAAAACCACCAGTTACCCTAGCTGTTGTAGCGTCTCCAGTTGTTTTAGCACCATTTTGACAAAGAGCTTCTTCCATGTCTCTTTTTAATGCTTTTGACATAATAGCTAGTTGGTGAGCCATTTCTGATCTCTTACCAGCTGGGTCTGAAGCGTCTTGTGAGCCAGTTACAGTTGCATCTCTTTTTGAGATCATTGCAACATTACTTACTCTAGTTGTAGCTGTAGCAGTAGATCTTGATAGTTCAAAACCTTCTAACTGACCAGCAGCACTAGGTGTAGGTAACGCTTCTGTCTGCCAATCAAACACTACGTTTTTAATATTTCGTTTACCAATTGATGACATAAATGGTGTTTGCATTGGAGAGATGTTGTAAATGATATTACTTAGATCTTCTCTGTCAGCTGTTGCCGAATATGTGTCAAAGGCGTTTGTTACTTTAGCCATTCTTATACTCCTGTATAAATAAAATTATTTTAAAAATTGTTCAAACACTTTAGCAGCATCCTGGACTCTTCCAGTTTTTGCCAAGGTTTGTTTTGCTTTCTTCGCTGGTGCTGCCGATTTAGGTCGGTTAGTCGTTCCAGGTCTGGCCACTCTTGCAGGTGCTTTTTGCGTTGGTTTCTTCTTTGTGGCTTCAACTGTTTTAGAGTTTAACCAAGCATTTCTTAAACCAAGCAAAGCACGATAATCATAAACCTGTTGAATTTCTTGAGGTGTATAACCTAAAGTATTCACGGCATAGTCGCTGATAGCTTGCTTTTCTTGTGACGCAATCTCTTGATTTTGCCATTCAGGGATAATTTCAAGAAGCTTGTGCTGCCCGTACTCAACAAATTGTTGAATCTGAGATTGCTGTTTAACTTGTGCTTCTTGTTGAAGCCTTTGGTTTTCAGCGTTTACTGCACCTAACTTTTCTTTCTTTTCATCCCAAAGCTGCTTTTCTCTGACGTAGCCGACAGGATCATCTTCGTACAAAGTGTTCCAATCTGGTTCGTTAGCCAATTCGCCCTGTAGTTGGGCTTCCATCTTCGGTAACAACTGCGAATAAATCGCATCTCTTTGCGCTAACTCTGCTTGCTGCTGCTCAATAGTTTTTTTCTGTTGAGAGAGTTCTTGTGTTTTACGCGTATAATCTTGCTGACGAGAATATCCATTAATAAGCTCCTCCTGCGTGACCTCTATCTCAGAGCCGTCTACTTTGACTCTATATACAGGTTGCTGAGTTTCTTCTTCAACTTCTGTTTCTTCTTCAACTTCTTCGTCTTCGTATTCAGAATCTTCATCATCTTCATATTCTTCTTCAGATAATTCAGGTTCTTCTTCTAAGACTTCTTCTTCTACCACTTCTTGTTCTATGACCGCTTCTTCAACCTTATCCTCTTCAGGGGTTAAAAAACTTTCAAACATAGAAGTAGCAACTTCTCTATCCGTTTGTAAAGCAGTCGGTTTATCCGTTATTGCCATAATAAATACTCCTTAATTGTATTCAAGGGTATTTTAGCTTAATAATGTAAAAAAGGGAAAGATTTAGCCTATATTCCTAATCTTATTAATATTGGATTGTGTAAGTTTTCCTTTTTCTGCAATGATACGCAGATGTCTTTCGACTTCTGGTAATAATAGTAATGATCTGTGTATGTCTTCTCTAGCGCTAACGTCAGCTATTTCTCTTGAGTTTAACCAATGAGTTATATATTCATTTTTAAGGTTTTCTATTGCTTCCTTAAAAATATCTGATGTTAATATTTGTTCTGCTTGTGCTGCTTTTAGCACATCATCATGTGATACTGACATTTAGAATAATCCTTTTGGGTTTAATTGGTTGACTGAAAATCTATCATTAGCAACTGGTTGCTGAAGTGACAGTAAGGTTTTTTCTAAATCAGCCAGTCTTGTATCATAACCAGATAAGTCTGGGGCTTGATAACTCGGCATTTCTATACCTTCTCTAGCTATAGACAAGAAATCATCTCTATAATCTTGAGGATTAAATTGAGGCATACCAGCTATTTGTTGTTCAAGGCCTCCAATTTGTTGTTGTAAACTACTTGGGTCGAATGTTGGAATGTCTGTTAATTTAGCAAAACTAGATAAGTCTGGTTGCTCATAAGATGGCATTTCTATGCCTTCTCTAGCTATACTTAAAAAATCATCTCTATAATCTTTAGGATTAAAAGCTGGTAAATCTTGCTGGGTAATAAACTGACTTAAATCTGGTTGGTCATATACAGGTAAATCTTGTTGAGTAACAAAATTACTAAAGTCTGGAAGGTCTAAGTTTTCTATTGAAAAGTCACTACCATTAGGAACTTGTGGAATCATTGCTGGCAAATCTTCCTTGGTAACAAACTGTGATAAGTCTTGTTGTTGAGATGGCAACCCAAATAAATTAGTAAAATCTATTCCAGAGTCAGCTATTTGTTGACGAATTGCGTCTATATCAATATTACCAAAATCAAGTCCTGGTGCTTGAGCTGGTGCTGAAGGTATGTTTCCAAAAAGTTTTTCTACAGGAGGTAATTGTTGTTTTCTATCATAAGGCATCCTATAACCACCAATACCTGTTCCTAAAACACTCATATCGTCAGGCTCTTGGTATACTGGTTGTTGAGTTTGAGCTGGAGGTTGTGCTGGCGCTTGCATTTGCGCGTTTAATTGTTGTTGTGTATATCCGCCTGGTTGTTCTGGTGAGTAGCTTACGCCTGGTGACATAATTTGTGACATTGGTATGCCGCCAGCTATGGAACGTGCGTATTGTTGTCCAGTTGAATATGATGGGTCAGACGTTGGTATTGTGTAGCTACCAAAGTCATCTGGGCCTAATTGATTTTGTTGTTTTTGATTCTTCAATATAGAATTCAAAAAATTCTGACCACCTGTTGTGGTTTGATTTAAATTATCAATGCCACCAATGTTAACACCAGAATTAATTAAAGGGCCTAAATCACCTAATGCTGCTATATATTCTTCTGGGGAGTATGTAATTTCCATATTAACCTGTTACTAATTTATCTATTTTTTCGTCTAGCCTGTCTAAACGATCTATAACTCTATCTATGCTGACTGTAAGTTCACTCTTAGTTACATAATCTTTTGCAATTTCTTCGCGAGTCTTATTTAGCAGTATATCAACTCTTTTTAATTCTGTCGCGTTAGTCTTGATGTTATAAACGATTGGTGCTATTACCAATGTTACTATTATATTCCAAAAAGTTAGACCATCCATTTCCATTAGTAACTCCAGATATGTGGTCTTGGTCTACCTTCAGAGTCTTTAGATATGTCTAGGTGTATAAACCTAGCACTACCTTTTTGATTGACTCCAACACCAGTAAAACCATAATTTCTTGCTTTTGATAATATATCTAAGGCTTGCTTACCTCTTACGCCTATGTCTGCTGCTAATCCTAATGCGTGTGTGCCTGGTTTAGATTTCTTTGCTTCTATAGGATGATCTCCACATCTGTAACCAGATGTTATCTTGAATGGAAAACCGCAATCAGTTCTAAGCTTTTGTAGCTCATCTATAAGCTCATGTTCTATTTTGTTTTCTCCACAATGCTTACAAGCAAACTCTTCTAATGTGAAATTATCCCAACTCATTTTGCAACTCCTTTAGTTTTTTCAAAAGTTCTTAATCCACCGAGTCCTAACATACCCATTAATACAGTCATTAATGATCCCATGTCAAAGGATGGTAATATAAAAGTGATTCCAGCTGCGGAGAGTCCAAAGATAATAATAGGCTGTAATAGAAAATGGTACATAAGAGCAATACCGCAAGTCCAGCCGACAAACGGCCGCCATCCCGCAACGAATAAAGACTTATGACTAGCTTCAATTTTATTAATCTCAACTTGAGCCATATTCGCTTTATGTAATTCAGTTTTGAGTTCATGGTTTAACTTAGCTTGTAAATCCTTGTCGGGTATTAACTTATTAACTATGTCGCTTACTGGACCTATTAATTTATCAATCATTTTTTATTTTTCTTAGCTTTTTTCTTTGGTGGCCTACCTACTTTAGTTCCGTATGTTCCTTTTCCTTTTGGCATTATAGTTCCTCTTTTATTGTATATACCTTCAATGGTTTCTTTTTTCCTTTGACGTATATTTTTTTGTGAAAAACACCATTCTGTGTTTTCTTAATTGTAGCCTCGCCAATAAGTATGTCAACTCCTGCATCCTTAGTTGCTGACTCTAAACGTGCTGCTGTGTTGACCGCATCGCCTATAGCAGAGTAGTCAAACCTTGTGTCAGACCCCATGTTTCCTATAACCGCATAACCAGTATTTACACCTATACCTATATCTATGCCTAAGTTAGCCTCTGCCATACCTTTTCGTATATCTATTGCTGCTTGCACAGCTTTCTCTTCATGGTCCTCTAAATCTAGCGGCGCATTAAATATAAACATACCAGCATCGCCAATAAACTTGTCTGTCATACCGCCTAATTTTTGTACAGCATTAACTTGGACTGTCAAAGCCTTATTCATAATCTCTGTTACTTCTTCTGGTTCTAAAGTTTCGGACAAAGATGTAAAACCACGAACATCTGTAAACAAAAATGTACAATATCTTTTTTCTCCACCAAGTTTTAGTAAGTCTGGATTATCTTGTAATTCTTTCACTTGTCTTGGATCAAGATAATGTTCAAACTGTTTTTTTATTTGTTGGCGTAATTTATGTTGTTTTTTGTAGCTTAAATAAAAAGCAATAGTAGAAACTAGGACCTGACATACAAAAGTCCATGTAAAATCCAATAAAACACCCTTGGAAACGCTGTAAGCTTCTAAGAGGCTTGTGGTGAAGAGCAAAATTATAACTAAGCTTACGCCCTTAACTATATTGAGATAATGTATTACAAGCCATGTCAACGACACAAAAATTCCGAAAATCACAATTTCGGCAGCCAAAGACCATTCTGGAATTCTTGGAGAGTTTTCTATAAGAATTGACTCGGATAATGCTGCTTGAATTTTATGTGGCTCTAATAATCCAGATGGAGTTGCGATTTGTGGCATGATTCCTGGTGCTGTAATTCCAAGAAATACAAACTTACCTGCAACATTCATTTCTTTTAAATCTGTTTGTGGTGTATCAACCCAACTAATCCATTTACGACCAAGGTTATCTGTTTTGACTGGTGGTATTCCTCTAACTAATATTTCCTGTATACCATTATCATTTGTAGTGATAATGTAAGTTTTAGCACCTGTTAATACTTTTAACACTTCTGTACCAAAAGAAGAAACATAACCATCTGGTGTTTTTAGTAGTAGTGGTATTCGTCTGACTAGATTGTCAAGATCGGTGGGTGCAGCAGATATACCTTCTTGTATATAGTTAGTTCTAAGGTTGTAAGTATTCTGTACTACACCCTTGGAAAGCATACCACCAACATCAGGACCTTTGATGACAGTACCAACTGTTTTTGGGTATATTTGATTTGGGTATTCAAACGAAGCCAAAATAGATGTACCATGTAAGAAGGATTCTTTAAAAATCTTATCCCCACCAAATCTATCTGGATGCGGAAAGCTTACAACCCAACCCACACCCATAGCACCAGCATCCATAATCTCTTTGTGTATTTCTCCTAGCCTTTGCCTAGGTATAGGCCAACCACCTTCTGTGTTTATATCTTCTTCGGTTATGTTAAGAATAGTAAAGTAACCAGAAGGATCTTGCTTTGGCACAAGATAGTCAAATACTTTTAGCTTTAGTATTTCTGTTGGTGTTGACTGATATAACAAAGGCAATACTAGTATTATAAGTATTGTGAATAGTAGTCGCTTCATTAATTACTTTGAGTGATTTTGATAGTACTGCCAGTACCACCATTTATTTTAATAATATTAGATGTTCCATCTTGTATAAAGATAACAGTATAACTACCAGAGGTATCTATATCCAATCTAGCTGTATCGCTAACACTACGCATAAGCGTTAGCGTTTGCCCTGTTATAAAAGATGTTATCTGTGTGGATAAGTCTTGTCCTAACTGTGTGCCAACTATATTGGTAGATGTGGCATCTTGAGCTAACTGATCCTCTTGTTGTATTTCTTGTAGTGCATCTATAACATCTAGCAAGTCCTCTAAGAAGTTTACATCTAGGTAGTTTATATCTAGCTCTGTAAACTCTAGTTCTTTTGTTGCGTCTAGGAAATCCTCTTCTAAAAAGTCCTCATCTAAACCATCAAAGTCTAGTATGTTTTTCTTTTTGGTTTGTATAGATTCTTCTATGACCACCTCTTCTTTAGGTGGATTGACAATAAGCATATTGTCTATAAGTTCTAGTGATAGGTCTAAGATTACTGGCGAGCTTGGCGGTTTCTCAAAGACATCTACAGTTGTAGCCTGGTAAGGTTTGTTTAGGGTTACTGTACCCATTGCTGTTGTTACTAGTATCTCGCCACTAGATATACCAAACTCATCTGGTAAAAGTATTAGCAAGGACCTGCCAGTTTCGTCAACTGTAACTGTAAAATCAGTACCTCGTATTGCTATGTTTGCTGTAGGGGTTTTAAGATCTATATTGTTTTTATCTATCTTGTTTAGATTACCAGTAATAAATCTAGCCGTACCAAGACCAAAGGTAATAGCCATTTTAGATTTACTGGGATTGGGGTCAAAGATATATTCGTCTATGGTTAGCTGAGAGTGTTCGGTAAGCTTTACTTTGGAGTCGTCTAAGAACGTAATAGCCATACGACCATTAGTCGTAATTGCTTCATCATTTTGTTGTATATCAAAAGACTCTTTTGCTTCATAAGTTTTATCTCTTAGTATTTGTGCAGAACCTGTTAATTCAGATATGTTTCCTACGTCAACAGCTGGTTGAGACTCCGCCATCGTTTTGAACGACACAAACAGTCCCGTTAGACCCAGTAGAATTAATCTGTAACCAATCAGCAGCGAGAGTTGACGACTGGATGATATTGAATGTTCTGCTGTTTCCTGTTTGGTCAAGGTAGAAATATCCTCCTGCATAGCCACTTCCTGTAAAGTTTACTGTGTTGCTATCCCCATCTACATCTACATAGTTAGTAGCACCATCATAGTTTATATCAAAATCAAAAGTGTTGCCGTCCCCGTTAATAATCCAGTCTAGGTCAAGACCAGATGCTAGAGCTGTTGTTCCTGTATCTAATGTAAATGTATTAGAGTTACCAGTAACATCAACATTGTAATCAGAGTTATCTATACCATAAGTATTATCTGGGTCGCCTTGTATAGTAAAGGTATTGCTATCTCCATCAAACTCAAAGAATCCTGTTACGTTATCTCCGTAGATATCACCAAGAAACTTATTGGTATTACCGATTTGGTTTATGTCTAGTGTTAGGTTTATGCCATCAAGGTCTAGTGCTGTTAGCGTTCCTGCGACAGAATTTAGACCACCAATAATGTTAGATGATCCTAGCTGTTCTAAATCTATGTTAGCTGTAGAACCACTTTGGTCTACATATATTTCGTTGTCTGCGGAGTAAGCATTTAAGCTAAAAAATAATACTCCTAATAAACTGTAGTAACTTACTACATATGCGTCATTTTTGTTCATCAATCTTCCAATATCCTCTGGTTGTTCCTTCTCTTATTGTTTGTAGCACAGCAGTTTCTATTGCTGTTTGTAGTGCTATATTGATTGACTCGTTTCTGACTAATCCGTTCTCTATTTCTACTAGTTCGGTGCTGTCAGTAATAAAACGAAATATATCTTGATCGATAGATGCACTTAGTATCGTTTTGGTTACTAATACTTCTAGTAACACTTTACCTGTACTTACAGATACAGTTCTTAAAGATATGGTTACAGTATCTTGCTTAAACTGCCTAGACATTCCAATGCCTAAGTATCTAGCTCCTGCACCACCACTTTTTATATTACTTTCATATGATATCACGCCACCTTGCATTATCAAACCAGCAAACAATAAATCTGGTAGTTTCTGTTTGTTTTTGTTTTGTTGTCTAGCACTTCTAATGATTTGACGCTCTTTAGTTACATGGTCTAAACCTACTCGCTCTACTACTTCAAAGAAACCATCATAGTTACTACCTGCGTGTTTTAAGGCTCTAATTAAGTATGCGTCTGGTGCTTGGGTTACTGCTGACGAGAAGGTTGCATAGTTACTATTGCTTCTTCTTTGTCCTGTTTGGTCTGTAAAAGAACCTGCATAGATAGCTACAACTGGCTTCTTTTCGTTAGATGTTTTTATGTTCGCAAGACCAGGAACAAGCAGAGAATCTATCTTTGCTTTTTCTATCTTTTGGAATGGTGGTAAGTTGTTTTCTAAGGGATCTACTATTAACGCACAGCTAGAAAGTAAAGCTACCGATAGGGAGAGATATAGTTGTCGTGTTACCATCTGAATCTGTAATGTTTAAAGTTATTATGCCGTCTACAACATTATACTCTATCCTATTACCTTCTAACTCTAGGACACCACTATCGCTTGCAGTATCTCCAAACAGGTTCTCTACTAACTGTCTTGATAGTTGTGCATAGATTCTTGACTCTAGGTTACGAATAAATCTAGCTAGTGTTGTGTTTTCTTTGTCTCTTTCTATCTCGTCTTGTATTGCTTTGAGTTCTGCTTTTACAGTCATCTTTCTAGTGTACTGTTGGTTCTCAATAGTAAGGTAATGTGCAGATGTGCCAATGCCAGAAAATGATGGTGATTTAAACTTGTGTACCATTTCGTCTGAATGTAAATTCTGTATGAAAATTCCAGCTACAAGAAACAAACCAATAGCCATAATAACCTTAGTAAGAAATATTTTTTCTTGTTCTTCTTTAATCTTTTCTTTTGTCATCTCTACCTGCCTTTGCAATCTTGTCGCTATTAATTAATTGCGGTACACCAAGTATAGTTTTAATCATAGTGTCTTGTCTAATTATCTCATTGTCTAAACTACGCACTCTATCTATAAGAGCAACCAATATACTATGTTGTGTGTCTAGTTTTGTGCCTAGTCTATCTTCTAGGTTGGCAAGAGTACCATTGAGTTTGTCGTCTAGGGTGTCAAGTTTAGTTTCCATGCCATCAATAATTCTATTGATTAACTTCCAAACAAACATACCTAGACCTAGGGCGGCAGCAATAGGAAAACCTAGCTCGGTTATGATTGCTACCATGTCGTTCATTGTTTGTTGGTTAGTCTATCTTCTTTTTTTTGCCAAGAGCGTTCTAAAAATATATCTATAAGGTTACTTATAAACTTCACTTCTTCTTCCTTGGTCTGCCTCTTTTTTTAATTACTGGCTTCGGTTCTAAAAGACTGTCTACCCAATCTAAGAACTTAGTGCAAGTC